GTGTCTCCGGCGATGCGTGTGTCTACGGCGATGCGTGTGTCTACGGCGATGCGCGGGTCTCCGGCAATGCGTGTGTCTCCGGCGATGCGTGTGTCTCCGGCGATGCGTGTGTCTACGGCGATGCGCGGGTCTCCGGCAATGCGGACTACGCCGTCGTTGAAGGCTTTGGCCGATATTTCCGCGCGACCACATTTTTTCTCTGCAAGGATAAAATTCTCCGCGTACGGTGCGGTTGCTTTTATGGCGATTTAGCGAAGTTCCGCGAGATTGTCAAGAAAACCCACGGAGACAGCAAATACGCCAAAGAGTACCTTGCGATTGCTGACTTGATGGAGCTGCATTTTTCTGATGAGGAAGGAAGACAGGAGGCCACAGAATGACAACCTACGGTCATCAAGATAATCCCTTCCCGCCTGACGAGCCCCGCCGCCCCCGCTGCCCTGTATGCGGTGAGGAGTGTGAAGCCATCTACTTAATCGGAGCAGTAATCATCGGCTGTGATATGTGTTATAACCCCGACGACTTCCCCGGTGAGGATGTCCAAGAGGACGACCCATGGGAAGATTGCCGCTGTATGGAGGACTACTAAATGAAAACCTTGTTCAACCCGCTTTCCGCGCCGGAGCTGAAAGACTTGCTCAAAACACTTTCCCCGCTGCTCGCTGCATCTGCAGCTATCCGCAGTAAGCCTCGCGGTCAACGGCCGTTCGATATCTGTATCGCCGGTGACATTCTTGTCTATGATGCGCGTGACCTCTTCGCGCTGGCAGACGCTTTCTCCGTTCCAGTGCACGGCCTCACTTCGCACCGATTCGGAGACTACCGAATCACCATCGCTGGCTCGAGGCTGTCCACTCCCGTCCTTCAGGTTCCCAGCAAAGACACCCCCTGCCCAGATTCCTGCTACCGCATCCACCTAACCACCCCCGACCCGGAAGGAGAAGCTATTTAATGTTTAACGAGAAAAAAGCGGAGTATTCGCTTAAGTCACGACAAGACATTCCCGTGATTCAGAGCGCAAAGTATATAGCAAGCCGTGAGAAAGCATTAAAAGCCCTTGAAGATCGCAAATACCTCAAGGAGTCCGATTTTTGGATTCTTATGAATGAGACGAAAACCGGAAAGATGATGTACACGGGACTGATAATCAGCCACAACGCTTGTCTGAAAATAAATGACAATCTTCCTGAGAAGGACAAGTTCAACCCGGATTGCGTCTCCGTTGATAAGTCCGGCTACGGGAACTCCCTTGTATTTACCTATGCCAACAAGGAGCAAGGTCTGTATGAGGTTGGCGAGGCATCCGCACAAAATTGTAAAAACGCATACCCTTATGCAATGGCGTTTAAGCGATTGTTTGACCGTGTGGTTCTTAAGGTCTGCAAGCTGGCTTTTGATGGAATCTACTCAGATAGTGAAGCAGACGAATTTAAGGAACGCTTTGACGAAGATCCCCAGCAGGAGAAGGTCAACCCCGCCGCCGAGCGTCTGGCCGCGCGTGCTCTCTGTAAAACCGCTGTAAAAGCCTACTGCCAGAAGGCCTGCGCAGATGAAGAGGAAGCGTGGAAGATTATTGCTGACACCATCGGCAAGCCAAGCAAGGACTTTACCACAGCCGACTGGCAAAAGGCTGAACAGCTTGCGAAAGCGTGGTAGCAATGAAGCAGACAATCGCAATCAAGCAGGCAGTTGTTATCGGGAACACCATTACTCTTGAATGCTCCCCGACCGACTGCGACAAGGTGCGTGCCCTCATTGACGAGGGCAAACCCCTTGCAGCTGTGATCGGCACTACAGGCCAGAAGCGCAGCCTGACCGCCAACGCGTATGCGTGGGCACTGATGAACCAGCTTTCCGCCAAGCTCAACAAACCGGTGCTGGAAATCTACCGCGAGACGATCCGCGATATTGGCGGCAGCTCTACGATTATCACCATCCGCGCGGACGCTGCAAAGCGTTTCAAAACAAACTGGGAAGGCAAGGGCGATGGCTGGCAGTGCTTAAAGCTTGACGAAATGCCGACCCCGCAGGGCGCTTTCTACACCCTGCAATGCTTCTACGGTTCCAGCGTGTACGACAGTGCGCAGATGCACCGCCTGATTGAGTTAATCGTGCAGGAATGCCAGCAGCATGGCATCCCCACAATGACCCCGGAGGAAATCTTCAAGCTGAAAGGACTGATGAACGATGCGCCGACTGACCCGAAATGAATACGGAATTAAGCTGGACTCTAACGGCTATGCTCCCACCATCATGGCGCACAAGCCGCTGAAATGCTTCAAGTGTGAGCAATACCGCGATACCGCCCGCCACGAAATATTTGGCGGCGCTCTGCGCAGCAAATCCAAACAATACGGACTGTGGGTCAATGTCTGCCCCGCCTGTCATGCAGAGATTCACGGCAGCGGGCAGCTGCAAGCCGAGTATCATGCACTTTCCCAGCACATTGCAATGCAGCACTACGGCTGGACAGTGCAGGATTTCCGAAAACGCTTTTACAAGAACTACTTATATTCTAAGCTGATTGTTGAGAAAGGCGGTGAATAATTTGAATACGGTAATTGATAAAGATGACAGTGGGAAGGTTCGCTATGCTGATTTGAACTGTGGCGATATGTTCCAATATGGTAAGGCGGGCGACTATTGCATGAAAACATCTGAAGGTCGTCTTAACCTTATGACTGGAACCATTGACGACATGGATACTTGCATTTTGGTAACGCCTAAAAAGGCTTTACTGATAAGGGAAGACTAATGATAAGGGAAGGGCAGCGTATGGCTGAGCTAGCATACATCAAATTATGGGCAGAGTTTGAAAAATACTTTGGTGTACTCGGTGCCGTTGAAGTAGGGCGTCTGATACTTGGAGCGCAGGAATATGCGTTTCACGGAGCGGAGCCACAGTTCACCGGGAACGAACGGATTCTTTGGCCGGTATTGAAAGAATCAATCGACAAGGATAAGGCGTACAACGAAAAACAACAGTCTAACGGCTCAAAAGGTGGACGGCCCAAAAAAACCAACGAAACCCAACAAAACCCAGAGAAACCCAACGAAACCCAACAAAACCCAACAAAACCTCACATAGTAAACAGAAAACAGAAAACAGAAAATATTACTACTACTACAACGACCGCGCGCGAGGAACTCGAAACAGAAAACCTAAAATGCTGCGTTTCCTGCTATGAGCAGAACATCGGCGCAATCAACCGCGCTGTGTTTTATGAAATCCGCGCGCAGCTGCAAGTGGTAGAACCTGACCTTATCTGCGAGGCCATCCGGCAAGCTGCACTAAACAACAAGACTAGCTGGAAATACATTGCGGCCATTCTCAACAACTGCGCTAAGCATAACATTCTGACGCGGGATGCGTTCCTGCTGAAAGAATCCGCGCGGGCGCAGAAAGTGCAGCCAACACGCGGCCAGACCACGCACAGAAAGACCGCACAGGAGGAATTTTTGGAAATGGCGAAAGGGGGATTGACGGATGAACCAGCAGCAGACAGCAGCCCTTTTGGCAGTAGCAACAACCTACTGGCCTAATATTAACCGCAACACCGATACCGCCGCAATGGTGTCGGCGTGGGCGAAATCCCTGCAGGATGTTCCCTACAAGTCCGCAGAACGCGCCATTGTGGAGCTTTCCCGCAAGTGCGACTTTCCACCTTCGCTGAAAATGGTGGTGGATGAAGCCTCAAAGCACGCCACATACAAACCGGAAATCAACTGGAGTATGCGCCTTGCGTGGGACAGATATACCGAACTCGGCATCCCGCTGCCGGGATGGTTTGTAATAGGTGTTCGGCAGCTTGGCAGCACAGCTCCGAGCGAATACACGCGGGCCTTGTCCGCATTGGAGGAATAAATCATGCTGAATATTATTGCTTTGCAAGGCCGCCTTGCGGCCGACCCCGAAATGCGCCAGACCACTACCGGCAAGAGCGTCTGCACCTTCCGCATCGCTTGCGACCGGGGCCGCAAGGATGCTAACGGCAACAGCCAGACAGACTGGATTCCCTGCACCGCGTGGGAGAAAACCGCCGAATTTATCTGCAAGTATTTCGGCAAGGGTGCGCTGATTGCCGTTGACGGCCGCCTGCAGTCCAGCCAGTATCAGGACAAGAACGGGCAGAACCGCACCGCGATTGAGGTGGTTGTGCAAAACGCTCACTTCTGTGGAAAGTCCGATTCTGCCGCCCACCACGCCGCACGCACGCAAGGCAAGCCGAATGTCGGCTACTCCAACGGAAACGATACGGATTTTGCCGAGATTGAGGACAACGGTGATTTGCCGTTTTGACGGAAAAGGGTAACACATGACCTATCAATACACGATTCCCCTGCCGGGCATCTGGTACAGCGAAAAGTATTTCAGTAAAGTGAAGGAGGTAACGCTGTGATTCATCTGGGCGATATTACAAAAATAAAAGGGGATAACATTCTACCGGTTGACGTTATAACTTTTGGAAGCCCGTGTCAAGATTTATCTATCGCCGGCAAACGCGCCGGCCTTTCAGGTGAACGAAGTGGTCTTTTTATGGAAGCCGTTCGCATTATCAAAGAAATGAGGGAAGCGACAAATGGACAATATCCCAAATATGCCGTCTGGGAAAATGTTCCCGGAGCATCAAGTTCAAACAAAGGCGAGGACTTCCGAGCCGTCTTGGAGGAACTGGCAAGAATCAAAGAAGCTGTCATTTCAATCCATGGACCTGACAAAAGCAAATGGGCAAAGGCAGGACTCATCACCGGAAACGATTGGAGCATTGCTTGGCGAACTATGGACGCCCAGTATTGGGGTGTCCCCCAACGTCGCCTACGCATCTCGCTTGTCCTCGATCTTACAGGTGGGCGTGCCGGAGAAATACTATTTGAGCCGGAAAGCCTGCGAGGGCATTTTGCGCCGGGCGTCACGCCGGGGCAAGCAGCTGCCGGAGCTGTTGAAAATGGCGCTGGAACAGCAGATCGAGCGTTCACTCTGAAAATCCGCTCTGGGTGTGAGGGCGGCGGAAAAGGTGCGCTGGTGCAGACCGAAAAAAGCCTCAACTACATCAATCCCGTAGCCGAGCCACTTATCTATGATGCGCGGGGCAACGGCATCACATCTCCTATAATGACCGGCGACCACAACAGCCGCGTCACCGACTATACAGCCATCACATTACAGGGCGATACCGTAGCGGGTGCGCTACTGGCCCGCGATTATAAGGGCCCCGGCAGGGCAGATTCTCTCGGTAGAGTAATCGCCCAGCCCGTAGGTGCAGACCTGTATAACGGTACTCTAACAGGTGATAAGGCTGTAACTCTGACGACTGCCACTGGGCAGGTCGGAGCTAACACAGGGCCATCAGTGATTGAAAAAATCATCCGCTGGATTGTGCGGCGGCTGACCCCTACCGAGTGTGAGCGCCTGCAGGGCTATCCCGATGGATGGACAGACCTTGGTAGCTGGATAGACAGCAAGGGCAAGACCCATAAGGACGCTGACAAGCCCCGATATAAAGCGCTGGGCAACTCCATCGCCCTGCCGCAGTGGTACTACGTTCTCGGCGGTATTGCTGACCGTCTGCCGGATAATGCAACCCTCGGTAGTCTGTTCGATGGCATCGGCGGTTTTCCGTATGTGTGGACACAGTTACACAGCGGACGAAAAGAGTTGTGCGTTTGGGCATCGGAGATTGAAGAATTTCCCATCGCAGTTACAAAGAAATGGTTTGCCGGCGAATGACATGATTCAAAAATATATTATTCCCCTGCCGCCAGTCAGCAAGAAAAACTCCCAGCGCATACTTATCAACCGCCGCACCGGCAAACCATTCATAAAACCAAGCGCGGCCTATGAGAAATACGAGGCCGCCGCAATGTGGTATCTCAACCCCAAGCCGCGCACGCCGATAGACCGCCCCTGCCGCGTTATGACCGTGTTCTATATGCCGACCCGCCGCGCCTGCGACCTGTCGAACCTGATAGAATCCGCACACGATGTTCTTGTGAAAGCGAAAATTATTGCCGATGATAACTACAAAATTATCGACAACGTGGACGGCTCCCGGGTGCGGTACGATAAGAACAACCCACGCACGGAAATTATAATCGAGGTGCTTCAAGATGACGTGCCCCTGCAAGGACTGTAAAAACCGTTCGCATCACTTCCACAGCAGCTGCAAGAACTGCGATAAGGTCAGAGCGGCGCGCCGGGAAGAAGCAGAATCCCGCGAGCCGTTCCTGACGCGCGGGGATAAAATCCGCCGTGACGCTCACCGGCGCGGCTTCTGCAAATTTTGAAAGGAGACAAAAATGCGAGGAATGACAACCAAGCCCTGCAAAAGCTGCGGGAAACTCCTGTTCAATGTTTCCGTCTGCCGTCCGCTACTGCGATAAATGCGCAGCGGTAAAGAAAGCGGAGCGCCGAAAGCGTGAAAACGAAAGGCGCAAATCGCTGAAACCAAAAGCCCACCCAAAGGACATGTCGAAAATGGTCTGCGAGAAAGCAAGAAAGGAAGCAACACTGATGCCACACAAAAAATCCATCGAACAATGTGTCCGCGAAGCCGAAGCACTCGGCCTGACCTACGGCATGTATGTGCAGCGCGGGTATGACAAGGTGGTATTGTCCACCGTGAAACAGAAAGAAAGGAAAAGAAAGAATGGACGCAGTTGAACTTTTGAAAACATTTCACAGATTTTGCGAAAGCAAAGAAAGTTGTTCCGAATGCGAATTAATAAGCAAAGAAGATAAAGGCTGTATTCTGGATATGGACGAATATTTGGAACAAGCTGTACGGTCTGTACAGATTGTCGAACAATGGGCGAAAGACCACCCAGTCAAGACCCGCCAGAGCGAGTTTTTGAGGATGTTTCCAGATGCGACGGACGAAAGCGGGATTCTTATTTTTTGCCCACGCAATTTTGACCCAAAAAGTATAAATAGCGTACATTGCCATAGATATGTGTGTTCAGAGTGCCGCAAAGACTACTGGCTCACGGAGGTAAAGGAGGAACCCTAAATGCCTATAATCCTAACCCTGATTATGGCAGTCCCGCTGATTGTCATACTCTATGAAGTCATCGGTCTGTTTCTCATCGCCCTGCTGAGCGAAATCGGCGTGGAAATTGAAACGGCAGACACATCACTGTTTATTATATTCTGGCCACTGGTGTTGTCCGTCTGGGCGGTGCAGTGGGTATACAGGCAGTATCGCAAAATACGAGGGAGCAGAAAATGAGAAAACGACCGTTGCAGCTTGACGAATACGGAATTTCATCGGACAGATACAGAGAGCTGTATTATTTTTGCCGTCGTTATGCTGAAATGCGGCAACAAATCGCGGATGCGAGAGGGCTAGACGCTGTATCAAACGACGGTATGCCCCACGGAAATGGAATTTCAGACCCTACGGCAAGAAAAGCGGACGCGGCAATGAAACTAAGCGAGGACATTCGCATTATCGAGGACACGGCAAGAGAGGTTGATCCGCTGAACTGGGGCGCGTTGCTGAAAAACGTAACCGAGGGAACGCCGTATGAATACCAGATTGTCTATTGCGGCAGACGGCAGTTTTACGAAGCGCGGAGAAAATTCTTTTGCTTGCTGGACAAGAAAAAAGGGTAACACGGGGGACATTGTCAAGCGGTATACTATATATGCTCTAAGTCCGTAAGAGCGAAGTTCCATTTTCTTTCTCCTATACTGGCAGCCGGGAAAGACCGGCATTTTATATGCTGCATAGCCAGCCGCAAACTGGAACTGACCAGGCAATACGGTAAGGGCGCTGCGCTCCGCAAGCTACGGCGTGGCAAAGGTGCAAGACCTATGTGCAGTACCAGAGGGCAGGGTCGCAACCTGTCTGTGTGAGCGTGCGCGGTATACCTCACAAATGATGACAATGGTCGTGCAAACGGCAAGCCGCACATGCCCTTGTAGCTCAATGGCAAGAGCCTTGGTGTGCCGGTTCAAGTCCGGCTGAGGGCGCATGCTGGGTCGCTCCCACCGGTGAAAGCCCGGCGCAGGAAACGCGATAGATAACCTGACACACCGGAAGAGCGAAGGTGCACAGCCCACTACGAGAGGGCGCATACCAGATTGCACACCGATTTTGAAAGCGGAGAAGTTCGGGGACGTTTTGACGGTGACATCGAGAAAACCGTTCGGCATCTGCTTGTGCGGACTCCGTTACTGACGCAGTTACGAATCGCCGAAACCCATTACATCAAAGCAGAGACCGCGGGTAAGCGCGCGGAATACAAGTGCTGCTGAACTACGTTGCGGATTTGCTCCCCGCAACGGGTGAGACCGGCATAGCATAAACCGGTAGGGAGGGAACGCGCTTTTCCTCCGGCGCAAAGGGGTTTTGGAGGATGTAAGCCTACACAAATTGTGTGGGCTTTTTGTGTTGTAAAGCGAGGTGATAAAGTGGCATCAAGAAAAAATCCGGTGGGCGCACCACCTAAATACAGAAGCGTAAAGGCAATGCAAGAAAAGATCGATGCCTACTTTGAAGCCTGTAAAGGAAAGCAGTTCATAGACGATAACGGAGAACCAATGCGAAATAAAAACGGCTATATCATCTATGACGATAAAAAGCCGCCTACTGTGACAGGGTTGGCGCTTGCACTTGGTTTTGCATCAAGGCAGGCGCTTTTGAATTATCAAAACAAACCAGAGTTCAATGACACGATTACGCGTGCAAAGACCCGCTGTGAACAGTACGCCGAAGAAAGATTGTACGACAAAGACGGCTCTGGCGGCGCACAGTTTAGTTTGCGTGCAAATTTTGGATGGGATGACAAACCGAAGCAAGAGAGCACGGGAACGGTGAATATTATTTATGATGTGCCAAGAGAATAAACATATCAAGGATATTATTTCGCCAGCATTTTATAAGCCATTCTGGGACATTGAAGATGGTAAAGTCCAAGAGTTTGTGGCAAAAGGCGGACGTGGAAGCACAAAGTCAAGCTTTATTGGCGTTGAAGTCATTTTGCAGCTGAGAGCACATCCGCAATGCCACGCTGCTGTGTTTCGCAAGGTCGGCAACACACTGCGCACAAGCGTATATGCCCAAATTGTTTGGGCAATAAATGAGCTGGGGCTGCACGATCGTTTTCGTTGCACGGTATCCCCTATGGAATGCACCTATTTGCCGACGGGGCAAAAGGTGCTTTTTTTCGGCATGGACGACCCAGGTAAAGTAAAATCAATCAAAATGCCGTTTGGATACATCGGCATCGCATGGTTCGAGGAGCTAGATCAGTTCGACGGTGAAGAGCAAATCCGAAATGTGGAGCAATCCTGCTTGCGCGGCGGTGACTGGTTTATCACGTTCAAGAGCTTCAACCCGCCAGCAATGGCGCGGAACTGGGCAAACGGGTACGCTCTGAAAGCCCGCAAGGGAAAGCTAGTACATCATTCCACCTACAAAACAACGCCCGCAGAATGGCTCGGCGAGCGGTTTCTGGCCGATGCTGAATACTTGGAGCGCACAAACGAAACAGCATACCGGCATGAGTATCTGGGCGAGGTTGTCGGAAACGGCACAGCGGTATTCGAAAACCTGAAAATTCAACCAATCACAGATAAGCAGTTGAAAACATTCGACAGAATCAAGCGCGGCGTTGACTGGGGCTGGTATCCAGATCCGTGGGCATACAACGCGCTGCACTATGATGCAGCGCGGCGCACGCTATACATCTTTGACGAGCTAACGCGGCGCAGAACCAGCAACAGAGACACGGCGCAACTGCTTTTGGATAAAGGGCTGACACGTGAGGATAAAGTCTGCGCGGATAGCGCCGAGCCAAAGTCCATCGCCGATTACAACAAGTACGGTGTGAAAACATTCCCAGCCAGAAAAGGGCCAAAGTCTGTTGTATACGGAACAAAGTGGCTGCAAATGCTTGATGCTATTGTAATAGACCCCGTGCGATGCCCGGACACGGCAAAAGAGTTTAGCGAGTATGAATACGAGCGGGACGGCAAGACGGGGGAAGTACTGGAAGGCTACCCGGATTTGAACAACCATCACATTGACGCAGTGCGTTATGCGATGGAGAGCACAGCGAACAAGGCGGGAGACACCGCCGAAACCAGATACAAGAGCATTTTCGTGTAAAGGCGGTGAGAAGACGTGAAAACATACCAAGATTTTGTAGCGGTTGGCGAGGACGAAAAGGCCCGCATGAGTTTTATACTGGGCGCAATCAATGAGTATAAGGCCGACCATAGCACACGCCTTGCAGCGAACGCCAACAAGTATTACCACGGAGAAAACCCTACAATCAACAAATACGAAAAAATCATCTACGACATGCAGGGCAAGGCGCACCGTGACATGTACACGGCAAATCACAAGATAGCAAGCAAGTTTTTTGGTTTGGTCGTAGACCAAGAAGTTTCGTATTTGCTGGGCAACGGCGTTTCATTTCAGGAGCCGGAGACAAAAAAGGCGCTGGGTGCGACGTTTGACGAAGATATTATGGACGCTGCCCGCCATGCTTTGATTGACGGGCAGTCTTTCGTGTTTTGGAATCTCGACCATGTGCAGGTGTTCGCAGCAGAGGAATTTGTTCCCCTGTACGACGAGGAAGACGGCTCCATTAAAGCCGGAATCCGTTTCTGGCAAGTGGCAGACAATAAGCCATTGCGCGCCACGCTGTACGAGCTTGACGGATACACAGAGTATCTCAAGCCAAAAAGCGATGATATGGCGATTCTCAAGCCGAAACGCGCCTACAAGTTGAAGCTGCGCACCAGCGAGGCAGACGGCACAGAAATTTATGACGGTGAGAATTATCCCGGATTTCCCATTATCCCGCTGAAAAACGGAGAGCAGGCCCACAGCGAGCTACAGGGGCGACAGAATACCATTGACGCGCTCGACCTTGCAAGCTCCAACATGGTAAACAACGTTGACGAGGGGAACCTGATTTTCTGGGTTCTGACCAACTGCGGAGGCATGGACGAGCAGGACGATACAAAGTTCATTGAGCGTCTGAAAACTACCCACGTTGCCCATGCTGACGGTGACGAGGGCGCGAAGGCCACGCCACAGAGCATCGAAGCGCCGTTCCAAGGCACGCAAGCCACCATTGACATGCTAACCAAAAAGTTATACGAGGACTTTCAGGCATTCGATTCTTCGGCTGTCAGCGCTGGCAACCAAACTGCAACGGCTATCAAGGCCAGTTATGTGCCACTCGACCTGAAAACGGACAAGTTTGAAAGCTGCGTAACGCGCTGCATCAAGGGCATTTTGGCGGTTGCCGGTCTTGATGATGATCCTACATATACACGCAACCAAATTATCAATAAGCAGGAAGAAGCACAGACGGTCTTGCTCGGAGCGGAATATTACGACGACGAGTACATCACGCGCAAGCTATTGACCATTCTCGGAGACGCAGACCAGTACGAGGATTTGATGAAGCGAAAGGCGGCAGAGGAGCTAGACCGTACAATTACCAACCAGCCACCTAACGAGCCGCAGAACCAGCCGGGAGAAGGAATGAACGGCAATGGCAAAACCTGATTATGCTCACAAAATGACAGATGTCGAGCTTTCCAAGCTGGAACAACGCATCGCAAAGCTGTACAAAGAAGCTGCTGACGAACTGACCGACACGGTGAAAACCTATTTTGAGCAGTTCGAAAAGCGCGATGCCGCTATGAAAGAAAAGCTCGATGCAGGCAAAATCACCGAACAGCAGTACAAGCAATGGCGGCTTGCGCAGATAGGGCGCGGCAAGCGTTTTGAAGCCCTGCGAGATAAAGTGGCAACCCGATACACCCATGCCAATGCAACGGCTGTGGCATACGTCAACGACGCCACTCCGGGCATTTACAGCCTGAACCGCAATTACTCTGCTTACAAAATCGAGCAGGTTTCCGACAAAGCAGATTTTACGCTGTGGGATGAGCAGACAGTGAAACGTCTGATTGTGGAACAGCCTGACCTTATGCCGTACTACCCGCCAAAGCGTGCATTGCAGCGCGGCATTGACCTGAAATACGGAAAGCAGCAAATCACGGCCAGCGTCACAAGCTCCATTCTGCAAGGCAAGGGAATTGGCAAGATTTCAGATGACCTGCAAAGCCGTATGCAGGTCATGAACCGCACGAGCGCCATTAGGACGGCACGAACGGCGGTCACAGGAGCGCAGAACGCGGGGCGGCTAGATACTTACCGCGCTGCGCAGGATATGGGCATCAAGCTCAAAAAACGCTGGCTGGCAACGCTGGACAACCGCACACGCCACGCACATGCAATGCTTGACGGCCAGACAGTAGACGTTGACAAGCCATTTAAGGTTGACGGTTACGAGCTTATGTATCCCGGTGATACTTCTGCCCCGGGCTATCTTGTGTATAACTGCCGATGCACCCAAATTGCAGAGGTTGACGGCGAGGATACAAGCGGAGGCGGAAGACGCGCCATAGACCCCGAAACGGGGGAATCTGTGCTTGTGGGAGATATGACTTATGCAGAATGGGCGGGGTGGAAGAAAGAAGAAGCAAAGAAACCGGCATTTAAAACATCTACGCAAAAATATGATTTCTACAACAGAATAATCAACAAAACGCTTGAAAACGTTGAATCTGAGAAAACGGGACTTGATTACGAGGTCGGGACGGTTGTTGATTTGGAAGGAAATGTCATAAAATCGTTTGACGGTAAAGAAAATTCTGTTGAAGTTCCGACTGAGTTGTTGAAGGGAAACATTTTTACTCACAACCATCCGAATGGAAGTTGTTTCTCCGTCGAAGATTTGAAGTCGTTTACATCTTCCGGTTTGTTTGAACTTAGGGCAAGTGTAGGAAGCGGGAAATTTTACAGTTTGCGCCTTACAGAAACAAAAGCGGATTTGGAAAAACTTCCATCTGATTATAGGGCGAGTGCTTCCATCCGAAAAGCAACAGAGAAAATAAAAGCGGACTTCAAGTCTGGAAAGATAACGAAAGAAAAGGCGCAAGACTTTAATACGATTTTGGAGTATCAGTCGGACCTTGGAGATAAGTTTTTGCAAGAAAACGCAAAAGACTATGGTTGCATTTATGTGAGAGAGGTGTAAAAACTGTGGAAAAGACGATTTTTGACGATCAAAAGAGAATTGACGAAGCCAAAAAAGCGGCAAAAGAAATGAAGTTATGAGAATTACACTTGAAGACCACAGCGATGAAGTGTTGGAAGTGCTGGAAGCCGCTTGCCAGCGGGCGCTCGAAAAGTGCGGGTTGGTAGCAGAGGGCTATGCTAAAAAGCTATGCAATAGCCCCGGTAAATTCGGAACTGGCGCACTACGAAACAGCATTACACATATGGTAAACGACGGCGAAAAAGCCGCATATGTCGGCACAAATAGCGAATACGGCGTATATGTGGAGTGCGGCACGGGCATTTACTATCCGGGCGGTAGACAAACGCCGTGGACGTATCAAGACGAAAACGGCGATTGGCACCTGACGCACGGACAACGCGCTAAACCGTACATCAAGCCCGCTGTCGCAGACCATGTAGACCAGTACAAGAAAATAATTGAATCCGAGCTGAAAGGCAAATAAGCCTCTCGGCTCTTTTTATTAGGAGGAAAGCACATGAAAAAGATTCTTTATATCGCAATCACAGTTTATATCGCAATCACAGTTTTGGCATCATTTTTGCTTTTGTGTGGCTGCTCCGAAGCCGCTAGAGCAAACTCCAATATTTCTAAACAGGCCGATTACTTTGAGAGCGAACGAAAAATCACCGTATACAACGCCAGAACAGACAAGGTCATTATGGAAGCCGAGGGATATATGGCTATCTCCAACAATTCCAGCAACGAGCTTGTCTGCACTGTAAAGGTTGGCCCCGATACTTACAGGAAAAATTACATCTACCTAAACAGCTACACTATGTATGTTGTCGAGGACATTACAGGAACACACACAGACCCGTACCATTACAAGCTGTATTTCCACACAAATGTGCTGCCCAGCGTTGAAGTGAAACCGTAAAAGGCAAGTTCACCTAGCAACTACCGAGACTTTCTCGGCGGTTGCTATTTTTATACGCAAAAACAGCGAAGCACTGCTGTTTTGAATAAATAAAACTCAAATGGCGAAGAACCGCCACCGAAGAAAAGGAGAGAACCCCCATGGCAAAATTTACACGCGCTGAAATCCGTAAAATCATTGGCGAAAGCGGCACTGACGAAATTGAAAATCAGCTGGTGGCGCTCCATCTGGGCGTTGTTGACCCGCTGAAGGACGACGTCACGCGGTATAAAGCCGATGCAGAAAAGTTGCCTGGCGTTCAGAAGGAGTTGGACGACCTGAAAGCTCAGGGCGACGGCGGCTACAAGGCTAAGTATGAAGCAGAGCACAAGGCTTTTGTTGACTACAAGGCCAACGTAGACGCTGAAAAAACGACGGCTACCAAAGAAAAGGCGCTGTCAGACGTCCTGCTGAAAATCGGCATTTCTGAAAAACGGATTCCCTCTGTCGCACGCCTTGCAAAGGGAGACGGCCTGCTTGACAAACTGGAATTGGATGACAAGGGCGCTATCAAAGACGCTGCTGCGCTTGAAAAGAGCCTCAAGACCGATTATGGCGAGTACATCACCACGAGCAGCACCAAAGGCGCAGACACGTCTACGCCCCCTGCCAACAATGGCGGCAAGGCTCTGACGCGGGAGGACATCTACAAGACGGACGACAAGGGCCGTTATGTACTGTCCACCTCCGAGCGGCAGGCGGCGCTTGTGAACCTCATGCAAAACGAATCTGACGATTAACAGAAAGGAGCCAATATATGGCTGCAAAAACTAACCTGACTACCGCTGCCCAGATTACTGTCAACGCCCGCGAGGTTGACTTCGTCACCCGCTTTGGCAAGAACTGGGACGCGCTGCGCACCATCATGGGCATTATGCGCCCCATCCGCAAGGCCCCCGGCACGAAGCTGGTCTCCTATGAGGCCGCTGTTGACGGCACTCTGGCTGGCGGTACGTCCGTTGCCGAGGGCGATGAGATTCCGCTGACCAAGATGAAGGTCGAGCCCAAAACCTACGGCGACATTGAGATTGCCAAGTATGCCAAGAGCGTGTCCGTTGAGGCAGTCGCCAAGTACGGCGCAGACGTTGCCGTTGAAAAGACCGACGAGGCGTTCCTTGTCGCCCTGCAGAACAAGGTTCTGGGCGACTTCTACACCTTCCTGAACACTGGCTCTCTGGCTGTAGCTGCTACCACTTGGCAGCAGGGTCTTGCTCTGGCAAAGGGCAACGTGCTGGACAAGTTCGCCAGCATGGATCGTGATGTTACCGAGGTTGTCGGCTTTG